TAGACCTTCGGCGGCAGGGTCCTGCTGTGCCATAGGATCGGTCTGCTCGTTGACTTGTTGATCGGCCATCTGCTGTCCCGCTGCCATCTGATCGCCCTGTAGATCCTCTTCGGCTGGAGCGAGGTTAGGAAGGATCTGTGGGGTGTCACCGAGCGCTGGAACGTGAACGTCGGAACCAGGTACCAGACCTCCACCTTCAGGACCCTGCATTGCCACGGGGGCGAAGTCCTTCAGCAGATCATCGGCAATCGGCAGACCAGCAGCAAGGAGGGCCTTGTAGGTTTCCTTGCGAGACTCCTGCTCAGCGACGGCCATGGCCACGATCTCCTGCTGACGAATTTCCATCATCTCGTCAAAGTCGAAGCCAGTCGTCTGAATGCGGAAGCGGTACGGGATAGGAACGCCTGCTGCGGCAAGGGCTTCGATGAACTCCTGCTGAGCCTGCTCGTCGGTGAGGTTGAGGATCTTGAACTCAAGCTCTGGAACGAGAAGCTTAGGCTGCTCGATGATGCGGCCCTCGCCGGTCTCTTCATCGACTTCGTAGATCTCTTCGGTGACAAGGTAACGCTCACCGTTGCGGACCTCGTAGTCGTAGTGCTCCTGTGCTTCTGCGACAATCTCCGCGCGTGCCTTAAAGAACTGCTTTAGCTTGCGCTGGTAGTGGGAAAGCAACTGCGTGACAACGTCACGGTTCAGTGCGTCGGCAGCGTAGGTCTCACCGGCAGATGCGCCAGTAAGCATTGTCTGGGAAAGGCCGAACGCCATGAGGATGCGCTCGTTGATGCGATCGAAGTCGTTCGTCAGGTCAGGAACGTTCTCTCGACCGAAGAGTGAGTCGATCTCTGTAGCGAAGTGAGTGATGAGGACACGGAAGTCACCGGCAAGGGCGGCGTCCATGGCCTGACTGAATTCAGCCTTCTGGTCTGCGGTTGGAATCCATGGAACCTGGGTACCAAGGTCGGTTGCGGAGGCACCGAGCTTTGCGACGATGAACGGCGTGTACAGACGGTCAGCGATGGCGTCCAGTGCCGTCATCAGCATCTCTTCCTGAATCAACGTACGGAAGGCACGCATCAGGATGGAGACGCCACGGTTGGAGTAGTCGTCAGCCTCAAAGCGGAGCTGGTACATGATGTAGTTCGAGACGGGCATCAGGTCGTCTTCGCCCGTGTACTGAGCCAGCTCTGGGTATTCCTGCATGAGCTGTTGATATTCCCACGCAGGGGAACGCTCAGTGAGGATGTTCCTTAGAGACTCTGGCAGGCGCATCATGTAGCGCGGCTGGTTCAGGAACAACGACGTTTCAACCTCAACGTCGTCAGGGTTGATTAGCTGCTCATCTTCCCAGACGCCAAGCGTTTCGTTCCATGCACCGATGGAGAAGCACTCACCAGACAGCCAGTACTGACGACCCATCTTTACAAGGTGATCCTCGTAGTTGAGCTGCTCCAAGAATAGGTCGGTGTAGAATTCTACGAGCTGCTCGTCCTTGCACTTGATGGACATGCCCTGTAGAGGGAGCTTCGAGTAGATGTCAACGCAAGCTGCGACAACAGCGTGCGTCATGTAGAGTAGACGACAGAACTCGCGGATCTTTCGCAGCTCTTGTGGCTTGGTAAAGTCGAAGGGGATGTTGTTCTGACGCCAGTAGAACATGGGGTCACGAGGACGGCCCGTGGCTAACTGAACGCCTGAACCTGAAGGACCAAAAGTTCCACCGTTAGAGCCGAGAGATGCGGTACGACGGCGCTGATTGCCCATGCGCTGCTTTAGATCCTCATCGCCTTCGCGCTCGCCGGGATGGCCGAACAGGTCCGCTGGATCTATTGGTCGTCGGTTTGGGTAACGCTGCGCATGGTATTGACCATTTCGGCGCATGCGTCTATTGATTTCATTCTCTCGCGGCACTTACTCTCCCCTTCGATGCTGACCATTAAGTCTATCAGCAATTATGATACTTGCGACATTTCGGGCACTGTTGCCGAAGCAACGCTGAATTGCCCAATCAAATCCGCCAGTCTTCTCCCAGAGGGTCACGTACGTGTCGATGTTGTCCCTACACGTGCCGCAGAGCCAAAAAGAGCGCCCGCTGGGTAGTCGGTACCCGTGGACCCTTAAAGGTCGCGGAGAATGGAACTCAGCCCCCTCGCAGGGGTGCTCGTTCGGGTTGCTAGAGGCGCGATGAGGTTCGAGCCTACTAAGAAGCTCTTCAACGGCACGCGGGGTAGGCTTATGGGACATTACAGACCTCGGGTTGACCTCACGGTCGCGATTGCCTGTGACTTGTTGACAGCCGTCCTGATGAACAAGTGCTCCAGATAGTCGGCCTCGCTGAGCTGTGCACCGTTAGCGGTCTTATACGAAGAGGTGTGCTCTGTCCAGTGCCCGCTGTTGAGAAGTCCATTGACAAAGTCAGTGCCCTTGGAGTCAGATCGGTGAGCACGAACGTGCACCTCGGGATGGTTTAGTCTCGTGCCCGGAGAACGCATAGCATCTACGGTGCCAACAGCCGCACCACGAATCTTATTGACCATGCTAGATGCTTCTTCATCTGACGGAGCATACGTAAAGGCGTGCAAGTGAGTAGCTGAGGCAACCTTAGTCCACGAGGACTTCTTCTTGGCGAAAGGATTTCCGCCCTTGGAATCTGACTTCTTGTCAGACTTCTTGTCATCCTTACCCTTCGAATCTGACTTACTGTCAGACTTTCCCTTAGCGAATGGGTTTTCGCTGTCGTCGTCGCCTTCGTCGTCACCGAATGGGTTGTCGCCATCGGCTGGATCGGAGGACTCTGGTGCGCCACCAACTGCTGGGGCTCCTGCTGCGTTAGGGTCCATCGGATCGCCACCCGGAGGTGCCATACCTGGAGCTAGGTTAGTGCCCGGAGGCGTGCCAGGGGCGAGAACGTCGTCTGGGCCTGGCTGACCTGGCCATGGGTACTGCTGGCCGTCAACGGACTGAGGGAAACCGTTGTAGGCTGGTTGAACCTGAACGGTGAATACGCTTGTGCAGTAACCACATTCGACTGTGCCGTCTGAGCGGCCAATGACTGCACCAGATCCGCAGAAGGGGCAGTGCAGGATGTTGACGGAGTTACCAGAGACATGGGCGATGACTTTCATCAAGCCCACAGGCATGTCGTCAAGTCCTTCGACCAGAATACCTACTCGTTGTTGAGGCACTGCACTATCCCATCCATGTTGATAACCCCGGAAGAAATGTTCCTGGTGGGGAGACTTTGCGTGCTCGCGCGTCAACTCATCGAGATTGGCATGCTCTGGATCAGATCCATGCTGCTCCCCTAGATCTGCGCCCTTGAAATACTCTTGAGCGTGCGCAGGATGAAAGCCTTCCCCTTCTTTCGGGCCTTGGGAGCGCTTTAGATAGTCTTTGAAGTTAACTCGCTTTTCTCGCGCGTCACCCTCGCCATCGGTACCGAAGTAGGAATGAGTCTCTTTTCCGTAGCCTCCGGTGGATCGTTCTGCCCTTTGATTCTGGGCGTCTTGCTCCCAACGGTATTCGTCAACCAGGCCAGCCTTATGCTCTGCTCTGCCCGTCATGACTATTCCTCTTCGCTAAAGGCGTCCCTCAGTAGAGCAAGGGCGGCTGCCTGCACAACCCTTCTCTGTTCTGCTGGCGTAAGTTGTTCCTCGACTAGCTCCATCGATGCGTCGGTTCTGATTCGCTGTCGGGTATAGTCCAACACATCTGAGGCAATCTTCTGCCATGACCCCAAATACTCATTGCTGGCAAGGAAGTTGAGAACTCCACGCTCGCCGTCAGAGGCAAACACCTTTGACACTGCGGTCAAATGCAGAGGATCGCTTTCATCGTTGGCGACAGCGGCAGTTACTGGCTCTAGGTCGTAGAGGTCGGTTAAGGTGATATCCCCTGCATATTGGCCCGTTAGCCACTTCACGTGCGCAGAGGATGAACCGACAGCCACGATAGTTCCACGAGCTGTAGTTTCACCCCCAGCGAGCGTGACCGTCTGGCCATCATACAGGATAGTCATCTTAGTTGTGTCCCCACTTCAGCAGCGCGCGGCGAGATAGGGTCAAGGCCTCATCGTTAGACAGACCGGAGTTGTTTTCCTTAATAGCCGTAACCATCTTGAAAACCTGGCCAGTCTTCTTGCTCGCGCTGAGACGGCTGGACTTCAACTTGATGCCACGATCCGGCGTGAAGCCTGGCTGCGGGGCGTGAGGGTTGATGTCAGGGTTCTTGTCGATGTTGGCGAGAGAGCCACACTCAGGGCACGTCCACCATCCGTCGTCCTTAGAGTCACGAGTCAGGTGGGTGACAGAGTTTCGGCAGTTAGGGCAAGGGGCATTGAGCTTAACCTGGCCGCTGTTCGGATGCGATGGGCGGCTGGCTGGGCCACGGTTCTCATCGTAGTCGCCGTTGTACTGTTCTACTGAGCCCAAGGGATCAGTTGACGTGCGACCAGCTTGAACGACACGGCCAGTGCCCTCCCACTTCGTGCCATCGGGAAGGGTGATGTGTAGCGGAGTCTGAGCTGCGATGCGTGCGCCACCAGACGCTGGACCTTGTGCCTTATCGTAAGGCTTTGGACCGTCCGAAGACGTTGGAGGTGTGTAGCGTCCTGAGCCACCGCAGAGGCGGCACGTGTTCTCGGAGTAGCCGCCACCAGATGCGCGAGTGTCAACGCCAGTACCAGCACATGCAGGGCATGGCCTGTCGGCGTCCGAGTCGAGCTTAGTGTCAACGAGTGGGTTCTTGCCAACGACAGGACCCTGGTATTCGTCCCATCCCTTAAGGGCATCAGGGCGCGTGGCACCCCATCCGGTACCTGGACCGTGAGGTGCGGCAGTCTTGGTTTGACCATCGTAGATATCGAGGTTCGCGCCCGTCTTGCAGACTGGGCAAGTCAATTCGGGGGTTACTTTCGCAACCTTACCGAGCTTACCGCAGCTCAAGCAGATGATTGGGGTTTCCATTTATTAATCCTCGTCTTGGTCGTCGCCGGACTGATCAAGTCTATCAGTCTTGCTTCTGTCGAACTGTGAACCGCTCTCTGGACCGATGTTACGTGTCCTCAATGGTTCCGCAGGCAAAACTGGTGTGTTGACATTGCGGTCCTCATGCGACTGCATCGGGCGGGTCGTCTGATATGAATCCCAAGTGCGGGCCTTGTACTCGTCAGGACCACGGCCAGTTGGGTTGAATGCGTCTGGGCGACCTAGGTAATCCGCTGCTGTGGTGGCGAATTGAGCTTGGCTGTTGTTGGCGATGCTGTATCCATCCATGTATCCCAGAGCTTCCAGGAAACTCAGTGGAGCGTCGTGGCCACCTAGGTTTCCGCCATTAGGGATAAAGGCTACGCGGGTGATGCGGTCGTGCGGAACTGTGAACTTGGTTCCTGAATCCTCACGACCATAAGGGGAAACGTGCGCAGCGTTAGGGCTGTTGCCGACAACCGTGTGGTACGCGCTGTCAGGGTAGCCGTTGATGTGCACTACCGCGCCCGATGGGAATGGCTCAGCGGTGTGGCGAGGTGCTCGGCTGACTAGACGATCCGTGTCTTCAGCAAAGTTGTGACCACCAGCAGTCTTTGCTCCGTGGCAACGCACGTGGTCATTGTGGA